CGGTGCGGTGGCGCCACGGCTCGCCCTGCAACGCGTGCGAAATCGCGTAGCGCTGGAACTGACCCAGGACTACCTGGAGCGCCACGCCCAGCGATTCCGCTACGAAGCCGCGACCGCAGGCCGGCGCGCACATGGCTGGTACGCCGCCTCGACGGATGCCAACGTCGAGTTGATGGGGTCGCTCATTTGGCTCCGCAACCGGAGTCGCGACCTGATCCGCAACAACCCGTATGCGGCACGCGCGATTGAAGAGTTGGCCGGCAATGTGGTCGGGACGGGAATCGTGCCCAAGGCCAAGACCGGGAATATCGCGATTGACAAGATCATCGATGCCGAGTGGCCCTTCTTTGCGGACGCCTGCGACACCCCGCAGCGACTGGACTTCTATGGCATGCAAACGTTGGCCGTCCGCACGATGGCGGAGAGCGGTGAATCGCTCGTGCGGTTTCGCCCGCGGCTTGGTGTCGATGGGTTGCGCGTTCCTCTGCAACTTCAAATGTTGGAGGCTGATTTCCTGGATCAGGCCCGAACGATGGGGTTGGTCAACGGCCACGTGATGGAGGGCGTGCAATTCGACGACCTCGGACGCCGCGTAGCGTATTGGCTGTTCACGTATCACCCGGGTGGCGTGCTGATCCTCAACCCGCGCGGCGGAATCATCAGCCAGCCAGTGCCGGCCGATCAGATCATGCACGTCTATCGCGTGCTCCGGCCCGGTCAGGTTCGCGGCGTGCCGTGGCTCTCGCCCGTGATGATGGCGCTCCGGGACCTCGACGATTACTGCGACGCGGAGCGGGTCCGCAAGAAAGTGGAGGCGTGCGTCACGGCGTTCGTGCAGCAACCGGAAGGCGTCGATGGCGACCCGCTTGGCATCTCCGGCACCGACCCGGTCACTAAAGCTCCGGTGGAAACCTTCCAGCCGGGTATGGTCGAGTACCTGAAGCCCGGCCAGGAGATCAAGTTCAACAACCCTCCGGCAGCGGGCGGTTACCGCGAATACAAAATGACCGAGTTGCAGGGGATCATGGCCGGGATTGGCCTGCCGTACGAACTCGGCACGGGCGACATGAGCCAGGTGAATTATTCGTCCTGGCGCGGCGGGATGTTGGGATTTCGCAACACCGTGGAGGCTTATCGCTGGCTGACCTTGATCCCGCTGTTCTGTATGCCGGTGTGGCGGCGGTTCGTGGACACGCTGATCCTCCAGGGCAAGATTCCACAGAAGGCCCTGAACAATCCGAAGGTCGCCATCCACGCGGTGCAGTGGACTGCCCCGAAGTTCGAGAGCGACGATCCGCATAAAGACGCGATGGCGGAACTCAAGATGATTCGCACCGGCACGCTCGATCTGTTCGAGGCCATCTCCCGCAACGGCTACGACCCGGAAGAACGACTCCAGAAGATCGCCGCCATCAACAAGGTGCTCGACAAGCTGGAAATCATTCTGGACTGCGACCCGCGGAATGTGACGGATCGCGGCCAGGAGCAGCCCGCCGCATCCGACGAGCGCACACCGAGTTCAAAGCCCACCGTTGCCGGCTCGAAAGGCCCCGCTGTTTCGAATGCCGATGCCGAATCTATCGCGGAGTTGTTCTCGGGGTCCCCTGCTTCGCGGTCCTGGGATTCTCCGGTCAGAATTTATCGCTCCTAGAAAAGAGGCTCACATGATTGCAAATCAGGCGTTAGAGTTTTTCGCCGCCTCGGATGCCAAGCCCGTTGCCAGCACGGCAAACGAGAAGGACGGCACGATTGACGTCGTCTGGTATACCGGCGCGCAGGTTCCGAGGAAAGATCCCGATACGGGCGAGCCGTACATGCTCACGCTCGACATGGGGGGCGCACGCCTGGACCGGCTGAATGCGGGCGCGCCCATCTTCGACACCCACTTCACCGGCGACGATTACAAGTCCGTGGTCGCGGGGAAGGCCGGCACCAAGGCGCAAGTTGGCGTCGTGAAGAAAGCCTGGGCGGAGGGCTCGAACGGAATGGCCACGCTTCAGTTCGATCTGGGCGACGCGGATGGCGCGGAGTTGTTCCGCAAGGTGTCCAGCGGGATCGTCCAGAACTTGTCTTTCGGGGCGTGGATCTATAGCCGCGAGAAAACCCAAGTCCAGGCGCAAACCGAGGGCATGCCGGAAGGCAAGCCGCCCTACAGCAACCCGAACTAGATCGGGATGTTCACGGCCACCGACTGGGAGCCGTTTGAGATCTCCGTGGTTCCCATCCCGGCCGATTTCAGTACCACGTTTTTGTCCGCCGAAACCACCGGCGAGCATGCAGCACGGGCAGCCAGCCCACCAAAGGAGAAACCTGCCATGGAAACCATTACGCAGGCGACGGGCACAGAGGCCCGTGCAAACGAGCAGGACCTCATCGCGGCGCGCGGCGAGGCAGTAAAACTGGAGCGGGAGCGCGTCGCCGAAATCGAGCATCGCGCTGTTGGCTTCAAATCCATTCTCGGAGATGCCTTTGTACGCAAGGCCATCGCCGATGGCAAGACGCCGGATCAGTTCAGCGTCGATGCATTCGCGGCGCTGAGCGCGAAGGGACAGCAGGGCGTGGGCGGGCGCGAGATGCAGATTCGCAGTGAACTGAGTATCACCCGCGACGGCGGGGAAACTCGGCTGGCCGCGATGCAGTGCGCCATGCTGCTGCGCCACGATCCGAAGTTCTTCCTGGCGAAGCACCCGAAGACCGGGGAACTACTGACCGGATGCGGCCAGGACCACCAACAGCGCGCCGAGGAGATGGGGCGCGAGTACGTGGGCTTGACTCTGATGGAGATGGCGCGGGAGTCCCTCGAAATCCGCGGAATCAACCACCGGGGGATGAACAAGAACCGGGTCGCCGAACTGTCGTTGCAGGCGCCGAGCCGGGGCCCGGAGTTCTTCGGGGGCGGTGCGGAATCGACCTCGGACTTCCCCGCGATCCTGGCGAACGTCGCCAATAAGACCCTCCGCCAGTCTTACGAGTCTTACCCGCGGACGTTTCAGCCCTTCTGCCGGCAGGTGACCGCACCCGACTTCAAGCCCATCAATCGCGTCCAGTTGAGCGACGCGCCGGCCCTCCAGCAGTTGAATGAGAAGGGCGAATACCACCGCGCGAACCTCACCGACATGAACACGAACTACTCGCTCCAGACCTTCGGCGAGGTCGTGGCTGTCACGCGCAAGGTCATCATCAACGACGATCTCCAGGCGCTGACGCGCATCCCGGCAACTCTCGGAGTGGCGGCCGCGCAGTTGGAGTCGAACACCGTCTGGGGACTCATCACGGCCAACGCGGTGATGACGCTCGACGGCAAGACGATCTTCCACACCGCCCACAACAATCTTCTGAGCGGCGTCGCCAGCAGCATCGACCCCACCGTGAGCAACTCCGCACCGTTGACGGCCCTCGCCAAAGCCCGCGTCCAGATGCGGCTCCAGAAGGCTCCGCAGGGAACGCCGCTCGACCTGGTGCCGCGCTTCATGGCGGTGCCGCCCTCCCTCGAAACCTACGCGCTCCAGTTGATCTTCCCGATCAACATCGCCTCGGCGGATCAGACCAAGGTCGTGCCAGAGTGGGTCCGGACGCTCGTACCCGTTGTGGAGCCGCGTCTCGATAACGCGACCGGCACCGCGACCAACTGGTTCTTGTTCACCGATCCGGCGCTGATCGACACGCTCGAATACTGCTACCTCGAAGGCCAGCAGGGTGTGTACATCGAAACCCGCCAGGGCTTTGAAGTGGATGGCGTCGAGATCAAGGCGCGGATGGATTTCGGCGCGGCGGCAATCGATTATCGCGGCCTCCAGAAAAGCGCCGGAGCGTAAAACCCAACCACAGGAGAAAACGATCATGCTGAACTACGTTCATCGAGGGGACACCCTCACCGTTACCGCGCCCTACAACGTCACCAGCGGCCAGGGTGCTTTAGTCGGCAACATTTTTGGCATCGCGGTCAACACCGCATCATCCGGGGCATCGCTGGAACTCCAACTCGTCGGCGTGTTTGACCTTGCCAAGGATACCAGCACCTTCGCCGACGGCGACAAGGTCTACTGGGACAACGTGAATTACGTCGCCACCTCGGCCGCGACCAGCAACCGCGAAATCGGTATGGCCGATCTTGTCCAGGCGAACGGAACGGACGCGTCGGGTGGCAACTCGGGCGACGCAACGGTCCGCGTGCGGCTGAATGCGTCTTCGCTGGGGGTCGCCACATTTACCGGCCCGACTGCCACGCAGGTGGCTGTCATCCCGTTGACCGCCGCGCAACTGACCACCCTGCATTCCGCTCCGGTTGCGCTCATTGCCGATCCCGGATCGGGGAAAGTCATCGTTCCCGGAGAAGTCGTTTTCGAGTTTAAGTTCGGGACGGTCGC